TAGAATCTGATGCAGCAGGCAACATTAAGCCTAGTAAAAGCAAAAGTTCAGAAAAGATAGATGCACTGATTGCATCTATCATGGCTGTGGCCAGATCCAGAGTAGGTGAAGCAGGGGGCAGAATCGGACACAATGCACCATCTGTATACGAATCTAGGGGGATGATGACCTTATGAACCTAGCTGAAAGGCTCATGTCATCCATTACCAGGGCTGCATACTATTTTGTAGGCAGTCCAAAAAACCGTATGCCCAACCTTAGGGATCCCGCCCTGAACAGTTTCTTTGGTGTGCCCACCAGTACTGCTGGTGTTGCTGTGTCGGAAGACACTGCACTGACCTACAGTCCTGTGTTTCAAGCCATTCGTATCATCAGCGAAACCATCGCAAGTCTTCCACTGCATGTGTACGACAAACAGCCCGGTGGTAGGGTCAGAATCGATGACATTGCTGTGGCCTATCTGCTCAAAACCCAGCCTAATTCAGAGAGTTCAGCATTCCAGTTCCGTGAAAGCATTGTGGCGCATGCTTTGTCATGGGGTAATGGTTTCGCTGAAATTGAACGCGACATATTCGGCAACATTAAAAACCTGTGGCTACTACCACCAGACCTAGTCAAAATAGACAGGGACACCAACGGGAACCTGTTCTACAAATACCAGATTCCCGGTAGTTCTGTGGTCAGGCTTGCACCATCAGATGTGTTCCACATAGCTGGTCCTGGTTTCGATGGGATCACAGGCTACAGCCCCATCAGGCTTGCACGGGAATCCATCGGACTGGGTATGGCTTGCGAACAATTCGGGGCTGGTCTGTTTGGGTCTGGGGCTAGACCATCAGGGATGTTAGAACATCCGGGTAGACTGTCTGATGATGCTAGGGGAAGACTCAGGGGAGACTGGGAAAGGCTGCACAGTGGACTGGATAACAGCCACAGGGTAGCCATTCTGGAAGAAGGAATGAAATGGACAGCCACATCCATTCCACCTGATGATGCACAGTTTCTACAGACGCGAAAATTCCAGATAGAGGAAGTGGCACGGTGGTTTAACATCCCCCCATCGAAACTCAGGGACACAGGTGGGGTTTCTTATTCGAGTCTGGAACAAGAAAACATCGCATTCCTTAGTGAAACCCTTAGACCATGGCTGGTCAGGATCGAACAGGAAATCAAAAGAAAATTGCTTTCCCCTGAATCTGACAGCTACTACGCCGAACATTCAGTAGAGGGTCTGTTACGCACAGACCTAGCTGCACGGTATGCAGCGTATGCTGTGGGCAGAAACTGGGGCTGGTTAAGCATCAATGAAATTCGGGCACTGGAAAACCTAGAACCAGTACCAGGTGGGGATGTATACCTGCAACCGTTGAACATGCAGCCACTGGATGGACCTGGTGGGGCACAGGCACCACCAGCGGCACCATCTGTTACCACAGCCCCAACCACAGCCCCAGCACAGCTTCCAACAGCAGACACACCAGACAGCGCAACTGCTTCAGTTGGAACGGATGCTGGGGCTGTCATCCACAGTGCTGCATGGTGTGAAAAACTTGCACAGGACATGACAGACCACCAGATCCCATCCTGTGAACATGGCTACACCAACAGATGCAGGATCTGTGGCATTGAACGGGAAAGAGTTCTGATCCCACCACCAGAACCGGGTGGACAGCACAGCTGGGGAATCAAGTGGTCACCCATTGATGTAAACAGGTCTGTCTATATCAGAGACAGATATGATGGTCTAAATTTCAAGCCACCTGATGGTGTTAGGAAAGAGGCTGAACTAGGCTTGAAGTGGCGAAAAGAATATAACAGAGGTGGAACATTAGTAGGTGTGGCAAGGGCTAGGGACTTGTCTAATGGTGTTTCAGTGTCACCGGAAACTATAGGTCGAATGGTCAGTTATTTTGCTAGGCATGAGGTGGACAAAGAGGGTGAGGGATGGTCACCTGGTCAGGATGGTTACCCCAGTGCTGGTAGAATTGCATGGGCATTATGGGGTGGGGATTCAGGTAAAACATGGGCTCAAAAAGTGTCTGATCAGATGGATTCCATAGATGAGGAAAAAAAAGATGGAAACTAGGGCACTGGGGACCATGGGACTGGATGCTGGGAAGCTGGTGGGCTATGCAAGCGTGTTTGGTCCACTGTCTGAAGATCTGGGCGGGTTCAGGGAAAGAATTGCACCAGAGGCATTTAATCGCACATTAAAGGGCAAGTCTGATGTGCGGGCACTGGTGAACCATGACACCACCATGGTGTTAGGCCGCCGACAGAATGACACCTTGAAACTGTCTGTGGACAGCACAGGACTAAAGGTCACCATCGACCCACCATCCACCAGCTACGCTGCAGACCTGATGGAACTGGTCAAACGGGGTGATGTGTCCCAGATGTCATTCGGGTTTATTGTCATGCCTGGTGGGGAATCATGGGGTGTGGAAGAAGGAACCAAAATCAGAACTGTATCGGATCTGGAACTGTTAGAAGTTTCAGTAGTGTCCATTCCAGCTTATCCTGACACCACAGTAGCTGTCAGGGGGCTGGGTCTGTGGGAGTCTGACAGACTGCAAAAGCGTCTGCAGAATCGGGGGAATCGGATAACATTACTGCAGCTGATGCTGCCGGGGGGCTGAACATGACTGATCGACAGAAGCTGGCACAACAGCGTGCAGGGCTGGTTAAGCAGGCTAAGGGTCTGCATGACCTTGCATCACATCGGGAATGGACACCGGAAGAATCCGCTAAGGTGGATGATATCGTAGCACAGATCCAGATGTTGGACACCAGGCTGGTAGCTGCAGAGGAATACATTGCAGCGGATTCAGCAGAGGATACCACGGAAGAACCAGCGGCTGAACCAGCGGCTGAACCAGTGATGGCAGATCCAGAACAGCCACAGCAAAACAATCTGGCTCGCCGGATTGAAAAACTAGAGGGTCTTCTAGTGTCCAATCGCCGCACTGCACCAGCTCCACTGGGTTCCCCTGCTTTTGTGCGGGATTTCAATGATCGTCGTCTTGAATCAGACCGCCGGTCAGCATTGCAGGGATGGTGCCTGGGCCGTGAAGCCACTGCACAGCATCGGTCTGCTGCACAGCGAACAGGTCTGGATCTCAATAATGATCGACTGGTCCTTAAACGGGCACAGTCCACCACGGTGGGTGATGGTGGTTACACCATTCCACAGGGATTCCTTGCAGAACTTGAAAAACGATTGTTGTACTACAACAATCTTCGCAATGTCTGCCGGGTTATTCGCACTGACACCGGAAACCCACTCCCATTCCCTGTCACTGATGACACTGGGAACCCTGCAGCCATAGGTGCAGAAAACACTGCACCATCAGAAACTGCAATGACCTTCACACAGGTCCTTCTCGGTTCCTATCGGTATGAATCCCTGGTCCTGACCAGCAACGAACTGTTGCGGGATTCAGGTCTGGATCTTGCATCTGAAATCGGTGGTATGCTGGGTGAACGCATCGGGCGCAAGGAAGCCACTGACTTTACCACGGGAAATGGAACCACAGCCCCACAGGGTGTGGTGACAGGATCCAGTACTGGTGTTGCTGGTGCAACCACCACCACCATCACCTTGGCTAACATCATGGGGCTTATCGGGTCCCTTGACTATTCTTACCAGCAGGGTGCAAGTTTCATGATGCATCAGGCAGTGTGGAACACGATTCTGCAACTGGCTGACAGTCAGTCCAGACCACTGTTCCTAGACCTGCTGAATGGGAATACCCCTAAGCTTTTGGGGTATCCAGTCATTGTCAACAATGCCATGGCTTCAAGCATTGCAGCCAATGCCAAGACCATCCTGTTTGGTGATTTCAGCAAGTACATGATTCGTGATATCGGTGATATCGAAATCATCCGGTTGAACGAACGATATGCTGAAAAGTACCAGACTGGTTTCCTTAGCATCCATCGGTCAGATGCAAAGGTGATGCAAACGAACGCGATCAAGCGTATCACCCAGCCTGCAACCTAAGGTGATGCATGAAAGTTAAGGTCCTGATCCACTGTGTAGGCACTCATCAAAACCACTGGCCTGGTACTGTAATTGAGGTACCAGACAGCGATGGACAGAGGATGCTGGATGCAGGACTAGCAGAACTGGTGGTGGTTTCAGCAGTGGTTCCTACCATTGCTGAAACCCCAGAATCTAAGCGTAAAAAGAGGTTTGAATCCCGATGAACCTAAAGGTGTTGGCCCAGCCTGCTGTGGAACCCTGCACCTTAGCAGAGGTGAAAGCCTACTGCCGTGTTGACAGCACAGATGATGATTCCACCATTGCTGGAATCATGGCTGCAGCTAGGGAATATGTTGAAAGACACACCAAAAAAACTTTAATCTACACAGCTTACAGACTGACCATGGATGCTTTCCCAGCATGGGACGACATAGAACTACCACGAATTCCAGCCATTATAGCCCCATCAGCTACCATATCTGGTGTCAATTATGACACACCCAGAATTAGATACTGGGATGGTGATGGTAACCAGCAGACCATGGTGGTGGATGTGGACTATGAACTGTTGCTGGACGATAACCCACCCAGAATAGTACTGCCTGCTACCATGTTGTGGCCTGTCACTCTGGTCTACCAGCGGGGTGCAGTAGAGGTGGATTTTGTTGCTGGATATGGTTCTGCACCTGGTGCAGTCCCACCACTCCTGAGAATGGCTGTCAAAATTCTGACAGCCCACTGGTATGAACACCGGGACGCAGTGGGAAGCTATGGGACCGAAGTCCCACTGGCACTGGCTAACATTCTGTCCCTGCATGATTCAGGGGGCTATAACTAATGCCCCTGACCACCATCGGCACAATGAGACACAGGTTGATCCTACAGTCCCCCACAGACACTGTGGACAGCTATGGACAGCCCATTAGAAGTTGGACCACCTACACCACGGTGTGGGGACAGGTCATTGCACAGGGTGGGACAGAGGTTCAGCAGGCTGGACAGCTGTCTGGTCTGGTCACATACCAGGTAGTCATCAGGACCCTGTACACAGTAGCCATGACACACAGA